TGCTCGATGCGGTCGAGAAGCAGCATTCGCTCCCGTTCGTCCCCTCGGGCATGGCCAACGGGAAGCGAAAGAGCGAGTTGCCCCTCAGCAACTCGTACCACCACACCAAGGAAGCAAAGGAAGCACAGGAAGCATGAGCAACGACGACATCAATGGATTCCTCTTCGGGGGCAACGGCAAAGCCGCCAAGTTCGAGGAGATCGGGGACACGGTCGAGGGGATCATCACCGAGGCTGTCCAGACCCAGCAGACCCACATGGAGACCCAGGAGCCACTGACGTGGCCTGACGGTTCCCCTCGGATGCAGTTGGTGGTCACGCTGCAGACCGACGAGCACACCGACGACAACGACGATGGGCTGCGGCGCATCTTCGCCAAGGGCGGGCGCTACGAGGTGGCCGAGGGTGCCGGGACGTCGATGAAAGACGCAATCGCGGACGCCGTCAAGAAGTCGGGGTCGAAGAGCTTCGACGTCGGCGGCTGGTTGAAGGTCGGCTTCTCCGGGATGGGCAAGAAGACCAACCGTGGGTTCGCCGCACCGAAGCTGTTCCGGGCGCAGTACAAGGCGCCCACCGCCAGCATCGCGGCCAAGGACCTGTGGGACGACGAGGGCTAAGATGACCCACCGACGCTTCGAGTTGCATCGAGACGTCGACGTGACGGGAGTGAGTGGGACCGGCGTCGTCGCAGAGGGCGTGTTGTTCTCTGACGACGTCGCCGTCCTCCACTGGGTCAGCCAGTGGCCGTCGTCGATCGTCCACTACGAGCGGGGCATCGACTCGATCCTCCACGTCCACGGACACGGAGGGGCGACCCGCATCGTCTGGATCGACGAGGGCTGATGGTCGAGATCAGGCGGCTCAAACCACTGACCCGCCTGGCCATCCCGACCAAGCCGTTCGTCCCACCGAAGAACCCGAAGCCGCAGCGACGGTTGAAGGACTACCCGCCTCCGACGCCACAGCCGACGCCATGTCGGCTGTGGCAGGGGGCAGTGGACAAGTACGGGTACGGCAAGAAGAAGGTCAAGTACGCCGAGCACACCGGGTGGGAGTCGGACAAGATCCACCGCTGGGTGCTCAATCAGATTCGCGAGGTGCGCCTGCGCCCGGACCAGGTGGTGCTGCATCTGTGCGACCAGCCGCTGTGCTACCGGATCGATCACCTGCGCGTCGGCACCATCGCGGAGAACAACGCCGACATGCTCGCCAAGGGGCGGGCCAGCGCGCCGCCGGTCAACGTGCTGAAGGGCGAGAAGCACGGGATGTCGAAGCTGACCAAGGCGGCGGTGGAAGTGTTGTGGGAGATGCACGAACTCGGGGCGTCGCAGGTCGAGATCGGTCGTGCCCTGGGTGTCAGTCGCACGACCGTGCGACGGGTCCTGCGGGGCCTGAGTTGGACGGAGGACGATGTACCAAATGACGATGTTCCCGGACCTGGCACCGGAGGAGGAAGTGATCCTGGGGAAGGAGCCGAAGATTCGCCGAATCAAGCATGATCCAGCGATCGCGGACTGCCAGTGCTTCTCCTGTCTGAAGCGCGCCGCAACGTAGAGTTCGCCCGTGCAGGTGAACCCAAACGACTTCCGTATCCAGCGGGTTGTCGAGTGGCTCTGTACTCCGCCGGGCGAGCGCGAGCCGCGGACGCAGAACGAGTTGGCCACCGAGATCGGCAAGACGGGGACGTGGATCAGCGCACTGAAGAATGACGCCGCGTTCCTGCGCCTGTGGGAGGACCGCTACCGCAGAGTGGTCGGCAACCCCGGCAAGGTGCAGGAGGTGCTGCAGTCCTTGCAGGAGACGGCAGCCGACCGGACTGATCCCCGCCAGGTGCAGGCGGCGCGCGCCTACCTCGAAGCGCTCGACGTGATGAAGCCGAAGCGGGTGGATGTCACGGTGACGTCGACCGCCGCCAAGCAGTTGACCGATGAACAGCTGACGGAGATGATCGCTGCGCGCGCAGCCCAGGAGTTGCTCGATCGTCAGGAGTCCTGATGCCGTTCAACGGATACCAGCCGGGGACGGTCAGCCCGTCCGCTCGACGTGCCGACTTCGATCTCAGGCGGCGGGCCGACGAAGTATTCATCGGACCCTCGGCTCCGGTCCAGTCGAACTACGAACTGTGGTTCAACACCACCGATCAGATCCTCTACGTCTGGTGGTCGGACGAGTGGGTGCCACTGTCGGTCGGCACACCCGGTCCCGAGGGACCACCAGGACCGCAGGGACCCCCAGGTACCGGTGGAGGTACTGGTACCGGTACCGATGAGGTGTGGGTCGGACCCGACGACCCGATCGCCGCCCATCCGACGATCGAACTGTGGGTCGATAGTGACGACAGCAGCGGAGGCGGTGGCGGCGGGACGGTCGGCACGTTGAGCTACGTCCATACCCAGCCGACGGTGTCGGCCACCTGGATGGTCGAACACCACCTCGGCTGGTTCCCCAACGTCACCGTGATCGACTCGGCCGGGTCGACGGTCGAAGGCGACGTGGCTCACATCGACAACGCGACCTTGACCATCTCCTTCAGCGGTGCCTTCAGCGGTACGGCGTATCTCAGCTAGGGGCACCAGTGGCACGCAGCTTCCTCACCGCGATCAACCTCAACAAGAACGAGTTGCAGAACGCCACGGTCCAGAACCTCGGCACCGCACCCTCGGCTCCGGTGAAGGGGCAGATCTACTACGACTCGACCGGCAACATCCTCTACTGGTGGAACGGCACCACCTGGGTCGCCGCCCAGGGCGGGGCCGGTGTGGGCTACGGCTCGGTCCCGGCGGAGACGACGTTCGGGATCAGCAAGAACGACGGCGTGGCCACCACGGTGGCCCGCTCAGACCACACCCACGGCTCCCCCGCCCACAGTGCAGCCGAGCACTCAACGATCCCGCTCAGCGCCCTGGCTGCCGCCACGGCGGCGATCAACATGGGTGGGTTCACCGTCCAGAACGTCGGCACCCCGGTCAACGGCACCGACGCGGCGAACAAGACCTACGTCGACAACATCTCCGCCGGTCTGTCGTGGAAGGAAGCGGTGCGCATCGCCACCACGGCGAACGTCACCCAGTCGGGCTTGACGGCGATTGACGGCGTGACACCGGCTGCGAACGATCGCGTGCTGTGTAAGGACCAGACGACCGGATCGCAGAACGGCATCTGGTTGGCGCAGTCTGGTGCCTGGACTCGGGCGCTGGACTTCGATGCCGCTGGGGAGGCTGAGGGCGCCGCAGCGTTCGTCATGGAGGGCACGGTCAACGCCGATACGGCGTGGGTGTGTACGACGAACGCTCCGATCACCATCGGAACGACGGCACTGGTGTGGTCGCAGTTCGCTGGCGGTGGCACGGTCACCGCTGGCGCCGGTATGACGCAGAGCGGCAACACGCTCAACGTCATCGGTGACGCGTCGATCACCGTTGCCGCCGACAGCATCAGCCGCGCCGCGCTGACCGGCGACGTCACCGCGACGGCCGGGGCCAACGCCACGACGATCGCCAACAGCGTGGTGACCAACGCCAAGTTGGCCAACATGCCCGCCCTCACGTTCAAGGGCAACCAGACGGGTAGCGCTGCGGCACCGCAGGACCTGACCCCGGCGGACATGCAGGCCAACCTCGGTTACTTGAAGAAGGCCGTCACCGGTTGTGCGGCTGCGACATCGACCGTGTTCAACCACAACATGGCGACCAGCACCGTTGCAGTCACCGTGTATCGGGCGGCTGCGCCGATGGATGACGTCGAGTGCGACATCGAGCGCACCACGATCAACAGTGTGACCGTCCGCTTCGCCGTCGCCCCAGCAGCCGGGGACTACTGGATCATGGTCGTCGGATGAGCAAGAAGTACCTCACCCCGCTCGTCCTGCCAGCCGATCCGACACAGCTGTTGGAGGCGGCGACCAAGCAGTACGTGGACGCCAATGCGAACAACGAGGTGTACGTCGGGCCGACCGATCCGGGTGCGACCTACGAGTTGTGGGTGGACACGTCCACATGAGGGAGAACTGATGCCCACCTTGAAGGCACGAATCGGCGGGACGTGGGTGCCCGTCGGTGGCGGCTCCACTGCGGACGAGGTGTGGATCGGGACCAACACGCCGACCGACTCGACGACCGAACTGTGGTACGACACCGACGAGCCGAACCTGTACGAGCCGGACACGTCACGGTGGAACAGCGCGTGGGGCGTCGTTGGTCGGGCGGTGAACACGGCGGGGATGACCGGGATCGGCGCGACTCCGACCGACGTGACTGGATTGACCGTCACGTTCACGCCGGTGGCCGGACGGCAGTATCGCACGGTCATCTCGTGGCTCGCGGTGACCAACGTTTCTGGAACGGTCGTACCGCTCATCACTGATGGGGCCAACACAACCTTCATGCAGCGCAACTACACGGTGCAGGGTGGTTGGTACTTCCATGTCAATACCGAGGTGGTCGAGTCCGGGCTGGCTGCGGTGCCGACCGTCCGCAAGGCACGCACGTCGATGACGACAGGGACCGTCGACATCATCGCTGGCACAACCCTCCCGGCGTTCATCACCGTCGAGGACGTCGGCCCGGTATCCCTGGCGTCGAACCCGCCAGCCCAGCCGTCGAGCGTGTGGACGGCACCGACACTGCTCAACGGCTGGGCCAACTCCGGCGCTCCCCACCAGACCTGCCAATACCGTCTGATCGGTGACAAGGTGGAATTGCGCGGGCGCATCAACCTCGGGACGATCGGCGTGCCGATCTTTACCCTGCCGGTCGGCTACCGGCCGACAGCGGCGACGACGTTGGCTACCGCCACCGTCGTTTCCGGCAACTGGGCGTTCGGTGTCGTCGAAGCCACCGTGGACGGCAACGTCGCTGCGTTCGCTCCGACGACCAATGTGGGTCTGCTGCTCAACAACCTCAGCTTCTCGGTGACAGCCTGATGGCCGGGGTTTTGAAGGCCAAGGTCGGTGGCCAGTGGGTGCCGATCATCGGGTCCGGCATGTCAGCCGAGACAGCCCGATGGAACAGCGCGTGGGGCGTCATCGCCACCGAGACAACTGCGTTGACGATCACCGACGGCACGTCCGTCACGGCGGGCCTGGTGCTCGGCGGGGTGAGCAACCTGACCCTGCTCAGTGGCACGCGCTATCGGTTCATCTTGCAGATCAGGGCAATGGAAACGGCAACCACCGGCACGTTCCTCGCCAACCTGTTCAAGAACGCTGCCGCCATGACCCCGTCGCAGCAGGGGTGGTTCCAGTGCCAGAACAGCTACGAGAGCACCGTCTGGTCGTACAACGTCAACGGTGATGGGTCGACGGCGAACTACACCATCGTCGCCGGGTCGAACTCCGGCGCGACGTTGAAGGTTCACCTGTCGGGACCGCCTGGCAACCTCATCACCGTCGAGGACGTCGGCCCGGTGATCTACAGCGCCGCACCGGCACCGGTCAACACACCCACACCGTGGACGGCACCGACATTCCTCAACGGCTGGACGAACCTCAGCACCTTGACCCCGGCGGCGTATCGCTCGATCGGTGACATGGTGCAGGTTCGGGGGGTCATCACACGATCGACATCACCCGGCGGCGTCGGCACGCGGTCGACGGTGTTCACGCTGCCTGTCGGGTTCCGTCCTCCGATCGGCTACATCTTCGGTGCCAACACCTCCGGCGCGGCATACGGCGATACGCAATGTCGAGTCGATGTTGACGCCACTGGCGACGTGAGTCTGTGGGTCGGTAGCACGGCGCAGAACATCCACGCCTACACCTCTCTTGGCACCATCCAGTTCTCGACCACGCTCTAGGAGACACCATGTCCTACAAGACGATCAACGCCAGCTTCCAAGACGAAGCCCTCGTCGGACGGATCACGGCGTGCTGCGCCCAGGAGCATCGTGAGCCGTTGACCGAGGTGATCCACGCGGTGTGTGTCGCCAGCGACGTCGAGCAGGCCTACGCCTACGCGATCACCGCCGAGAACCCGGACCCCGGTGGCGACGAGAACGTGGTCACAGACCCGATGATCCTCGGCAACGTCCAGGCGTTCTTCAGCGGACCGACACCACCGAACATCCTCAACCCGCAGTGACCCTGCTCGACGAGAGCCAGATCACCTGGGACCAGCTATTGGAGGAGCGGGAGTGGCGCAAGTGCTTCCCGCAGACGTACGACACCAAGGCGCTGCTGACGGCGTTCGACTACTTCTGCGCCAACTTCGTGTACATCAAGCACCCCGAGCGCGGCCGGATCAAGTTCCAGATGTTCGACGCGCAGAAGGAGTCGGCCCAGCTGTGGCTGGAGTCGCGCTATTCGATCATGCTCAAGGCCCGCCAGATCGGCTTCTCCACCTTGGTCTCGGTGTTCTGCTTC